GATAATTGTTTTTATCAACGATTGAATGTTCTCCCTACACCATTGAGGGGTAGAACTCCTAACACTCTCAATACCCATAATCTTTAACTTTGGTTCTTTGTATCTCACACCTTCTGAATCATAAACATTAAGTATGTATCTTTTCTTTGCAGTCCAAATTCCTTTGTCTGCAATCAACTCTCTTTTCATTACCATTTTCTGTTCATATGAATTTACATACGCATGAAGAATTTTATAACACGAATTAATATACGGTTCAATTTTATCCTTACATACCTTGTCCAAGAAGGATATAACTTTTTCAGTTTCAAGTCCCTCTCGGCAGACTTCATTAACCAATTTATCAAACGTGATATATATGCTGTCCGTATCCGAAGCGATAACATAATCGTTGTCCTCTGTTTTTAATAAATCGTTGATGAATGTATTTATATATTTTTCAATCCATCTAATCGATAATTGGCCAGAAGTTGTGATTGCTTCCGCTTGTTCTAACGAATAATATAAAAAATATTGATTCGCCAATGCACCATAAGCACTATTCAAGAGAATCTTCTTGGCCATCTGAGCATTATTATACTTTGAAATATTATTAACTACATCTTGTTTGTTTTTATAATTCCCATCCTCTAACTTTTGTTCTTCCTCAAGCATCTTCTTTTTATATGTCACCCTATCATCATACATAGACTTCATAAGCTTGGGTAGAAATCCTTGAAATTTAGTTGTAAAATGTTGACCATTTGGTGTAAGTGTAATATCCTTTTGTTTGAGATAATCAGTATCAAGTTTTTGTTCCAACAATCCATCAACACCAATATCTTTGGAGTCAGCACATACAACTCCATTATATAAAGTCTCTGGACTGATATTGTATTGCTGAATCAAATGTGGATACAAAGAATTCAAATCAAAACTAACTACCCATTTGTGTAATCCAAGATCAGGGTCTTTTACATATCCACCTTCAATGGTTCTATTACCAATAGACTGATTCTTTTTATTAGGAATTGCTATATTCTGTTTCTTGAGAAAATTATAGATAATTGCTTCCCATGTTCTAACAGGCGAAAATACATCTTCAAAGTTAATCTTAGATTCATATGCTATAGTAATTAACAAATCTAATAGTTTCATCTTATCATCAAGTTTCTTTACAATCTCAACGTCCTTAATGTTGTATTCTATAAATTTCTGATAATCAGTTTTATATAAATCATATCCTTGCATCTGCTCATCAGTAACCTTTCCCATACCTAACTCAACCTGACCAATATAATCCAAACGATATGATTCTCTATTTTTATAGGTATATTTTTTATATAAGTCTAGATAATCTAAAATAGAAATACCTATAATACTATAATACATATTATCCTGGCCAGCAATTATTGTATTCTTATCATAAACTCTTTTAATTGGTGAAAGATATTTAAAATCCAAATCAAGATATTTCATGCGATTAATGATATAGGGAATATCAAAGAACTTACAATTCCACCCAGTAACAATATTAGGCGGATTGTCCTTCCACCAATCCAAAAAGATATGCATCATTTCTTCTTCATTATCACAACGAAAATATTTAACTATTTTATCTGAATCCTTTGGAGTATATTCACCCATACCAAAAACATAATAAGTATCATTAATCGTACTATGAACGGTTAAAGCTGTAATGGGTGCATTTGCTATTCGGATATCTGGAAAACCATCATCGGATGCAACCTCAATATCAAGAGTATAGATTGAGAGTTTAGAACCATCCCATTCTATTTTTTCAGAATAATTTTCTGATATATACTGATAGGCATAATTCTTGTTTCCATAAATAGGATAATTCGTAACATCAGAATACTGATTTACAAAATCCCGACACTCTTTAATATTTGGAAACTTTAATGGTGCTAGTGGTTTGCCGTCTAAACTTTTAAAGGTAGATTTTTCTGGAGGGCATGGAACATATAAGGTAGGTTTAAAAGACACAGAATCAGAAAATTCAGTTCCCTTATTATCTATATCTCTAGTATAGATTTTATTGCCTATTTGATTAACATATGTATAGAATTTCATTATAGTAGTATATCAAAAAAAGATGAATAATGTAAGTAAAACTATGCTACTATCTACATTATCATACTACTTCTAGGAGAAACAATTCCAGAACCGTAAATTCTATCGTATTCTTTTTTAATATGGTCACTAGGCTCAGCTGTTAATACAATTTGATTTTCTTTTAAGTGGTATACTGTATCTTCGGAATAAGGAAGCCAAGGTTGGAATGCTATTTGTTCTTTACTCACAGGAATCATTACAACAGGATTTGTTATAGTACACTTACGATCATCAAAGTCCCCAATCAATTCCTCACAACTTATCATTTTCACAATCTTTACATTCATTATCTTTCTCCTTATCAATTTTTTTATCAGTTAGTTTTTTTGCAATTAAACCTGTAGTTATACCACTAATAACATTAACACTATACATAGTTAATTCAGCACAACCAATTTGTAAAAATATTATCAAAACAAGCAATATCTTCATAAAGCAAAATCATCGTCAATCACAAATGTACTTTTGCCACCATCAGCATTTTCTCTTGCTTTAGATGTTTTTATTGCAACATTTCCAATAGTATACTTAGCTTGTAAATCCCATTCTCCCTTTTCACTAAACGGAAGAATTTTCATTTGACGAATAGATGTTGTAGGTTGTGCTTTTTCTGGATGAATCATTTCAACTAAACTCCATTCATTCAGAAGATTTACAATTGTATTTCTTCTCTCAATGTCGGTATGTGATAAGTTAGTTGGTTTACCATCAAGAGCAAATAATTCTTTGAAATGAACAATATAATATTTACCTTGTTTATGTAATATGTGGCAAGATTGAAATAACTTCTTTTCTCTCCGTGAAGCTATACCAATTCGTGTGAGGGTTTCTTTAACTTTCAAAAAATCATCATCCTCTTTTAGACGGACTTCGATCATATCTTCAATTGACCATTTCACATTCTCATTCTCATTCATCTCTTTATCCCTTTCAATAATCTAAATATAGATTGTTATTCATTATGTAGGTATTTATAAGACTAAGCAGTACCACCCCTATATAGTTTAATCTTAATAGTTTCAATATCTGTATCAGATAAAACTGACAAAACATCTAAACATTTCTGATTAGAGTACTTATAGTATTCCTTTACAATCTGCATATTCTCTAATTTTTTTCCCTTCGCCCAATATTTCTTTTTCCTTCTTTTCTTCGGAACTGCATTATGAATATAATCAAAATGCATTTTCGTCTTAATATCAGGATACCTATTCACCTCATTAATAAAAAGAGCTATATCAGAATGATAGGATAAAGTTCGATTAATTAAAAACATCTTATAATCTTTTCTTTCATGCGTATCTTCATCAAGATTTTCTTTTGTAATTAAATCATGTGCATAATCAAATGGATTCATTTATTATTCCTCATCATCAGGCGGAGCATCAGCACGAAAATCTTTAAAGTGTGCTGTCAAAGTTGTATCGTATGGATTCCAGTTAACATTTCTCAACCTAGCAAGTGGATTCCTTTTTACTTTTTGAACCTTTTTCTGTTTCGGATTCTCCTGACTTTGTTCATCCATTTTCCGTCTTATTATGTCATCCATTTGTTCCATATGTTTTCGTACTTCAGATGGATCAATAAAATCACTACTAACATCATCCAGAAATTCTGCTTCTCTTTTCATATCCTCTCTTAACTTTCTTTTTTCTTCGTCAAGAAACGAATCCTTGTATTTATTCATACGATCACGGAATTCGTCAACCCTTTTATTTTTATCTTCTCTTTCTTCGGGAGTACGATTAAGAGCTTCGTTTCTTCTATTGTGTATAATATCAGCTTTTATATTTTCTGGAATATCCTGCCATCTTGCCATTAAGGTCATATTAAGATTGTGAAATATACGATTATATAAATCTTCATTCTCCAAAGCAGATGCTAATGCAAGTACTAAAGAAAATGTTTTATTTAAATCTTCAATATCACCGACATGACCACCTTCGGCTTGTTCTAATTCGTGACTAATCATTTCAATATTACCATCACTTCTTACTACCAAAGCACTATCTTCTATAGTTAACTTAATATAAAGATTTCCATTTTTATCATATTTATCTTCATCTGGTACACCCTTTTTCATGTCATCCCCATCTTTTTTATTACCATAATAACGATTGTCATCATCCTTTTTTTCTGGTGTCTTATCGTCCATGTTCGTGTGCCTCCTGATTAACTATATAACAATGTTATTTATAAGATATAATCATTCTATAATTAAATCATTCTTTTCAATTCTCCTCTGCCATGGGAATTCAATTTCTCTGTAAATCATTTCGTGACTATAATAAACCCTTAAATCGTTATTGTGACCAAACAAAGAATGAAACACATAGTCTGGATTCTTAATAAACTCAGGCAACTGTTTAATAGCCGCAAAAATATTTCCATTGTATATCGTATCTATACATATAAGGAAAGGAAACAAAGGTGCGTGTTTAGGTCTTATGTCCCTATTTTCCGTATTATTTATAACCCATAATGCTTTCCCATCCTTAACACTTAAAATACTCATAGGACATTTTAAGAGATTGCTTAGATGAACAGTCGCAGGCAACGATTGATTATACACAGATACAATATGCGGATTTTTATGCTTAGAATACCTAACCGCAAGTTTAGATATATCTTTAAAGTATTCATCATAATAGTATATATGTTTCATAGGTTATTTTTGTGAACAAGATTCATCATTTTTGACATCACAACTAATTGTTTAGATATCAACTGAACCTCTGGTGATTTTGAATTACTCTGAATCATCTTATTCATTCGCAATATTTCTGTCTGACAAATGCTCATATCATATCTTTCTGATATCCATTCATTCATAGTTTTTTCTGCATCAAAATGTGTCTGGCCACCAATAGCTTTTGATTCATCAAAGAACTTTATATAAGATTCAAGAATTTTTCTAATCAATAAAGATTTAGATACCTTCAATCCTTTAGAAATTCTCCCTAAAGAATTATTCATTTGATGACAAAGTTTAGCATGACCTAACCTTTGTTTCTTACCATCCTCATAAAACTCAGCAACAAATATATCAGTATCTCTCACCTTATCAATTTGCGGAATACCGCCTTCCCCTGTTTTTTTATTCATTATGCAAACTCACAATTAATCATTAATTCAGTTAAACAAGCAACCATATTGATTTCTTGATCTGCTACAAATGCAGATTTATATTGATAATCTGCTACAGTCAATACAGCTTGTGGCACACTACCATCTTTCAATCTTGAAGAAAAGGAGTCATATATTTGACGATATAATCTTATATGGTCATTGTCAATATTTTGTGCAACCCACTTCCGCATATTACTAAAATCTTTATTCTGCAAAAAATGCATCAACTCATTAAATGTTTCATTAGATGATGAATTCAAAACACTAGAATCAATAGTTCCGCCTATTGAATGTTTTTGTAATTCATTCAATACCCTTCTGAAATCAGGGAAAAACTTCACAACCAATTGTGCTACAACATCTGTTTTAAACTTAACACCCTCTGTATCAAGGATATTTAATACCGTCCTAGAAAACTCCTGAGCAAGTTCTGGTTTTTCATCTTTTTGAATTTTAAAATCCACAACAGAACATCTCGAATGAAGTGCTGGAATAATTCTATTGTGATAGTTACAAGTAAAGATGAAGCGACAATTATTTGAAAATTCTTCTATCAAACCTCTTAGGGCAGGTTGGACAGTATCTTTATTCATATAATCCGCTTCATCAATAATAATAACTTTCTTACCGCCAGAAAGACTTACCGTTGATGCATAACTACTTATAGTGGTTCTCAAGGTATCTATAAGTCTACCTTCATCACTTCCATTTATCATCAACCAATCACAATCCAACTGATTACAAAGCGCCTTTGCAACTGTAGTCTTTCCGACACCTGACGAACCAAATAAAAGAAGATTTGGCAACTCTCCAGAATCAACAATATTTAAAAATACATTTTTAGTTAAAACTGGTAAAACACAATCATCAATTGTTTCTGGTCTATACTTTTCTACCCATAATATATCATCTTTCATCATATACCTCACATACCTCTAAAAAGGATTAAACAGTTGTTGTCTTATACTGACTATCGGATTCCAAAGCAATCCAATAATTTAAATCATATTTTTTACCCGAATATTTAAAATGTGATATTCCATTTGTTATAGTAACAACGTAATCGCCTGGAATTATCTTTAAGTTATCCTTTTTAAAAATAATATTAAACTTATCTTCACCATTTGACTCCCCCACTTTAACAGAATAATCATTTGAAGTATTAGTCTTTTTATTCGTAGCATACAAATAAAGACCTTTTGATTTTACACAAGACTTCAATCCAATGTCTGCAAGTTTTAGAACATTTGCTTTTTTCATAATATCTTCAAGCACATTATTCTTTAAGTCAAACTGGATATCAGTATTTGGCATTTCAATACCTTTTTCTGGCGGTGTTACAACTAAAGAAGGTTCTGCATAGAAGTATTTACCTTTACCATTTTTATCTTGCAGTACAACGCAATCGTCTTTGAAATCGAAATCAGGTTGCAACATAGTAGAATGAAACCCAATGAATGTTGGAAGATCATAAATTGCAAAATCTTTTGGGAAACTTTCTTCTACTACTGCTTTAGAAAGAATGTTTTTCAACGCAGAAATAGTTTTTATTTCATTACCTTC